CCGCCACGATGTCCGGGACTGGAGATTCCAGCGCCAGAATTTCCTTGTACGCGGCGATGGTGCCGCGCAATGCTGCTGTTTGTTCAGGCGTCAGTGCGCCGTCGTTGCGCTTGCGCGCAGAATCGAGCTTGCGTGCTGCGTATTCGCGCACAGCCGCCCAGGTTCCGCTACGGAAGTCGAGTTCGGCTTTCATTGGCCACCCTGAATTCTGCAAGCAGTGCCTTTGCCCGGCTCATACCGCCGGCGCCTTGTACGTAGCTGCGCAAAATGTGCGAGTCAAGATTTTCGTCGCTCACCTTGTCGCGCTTGGACACCCAGTGCCGGAACATCTGCTTGTGCGCCATTTTTGCAAAGTGCTCCCCAAACGACCGCGACTCCGCTACGGTAATCATTCCTGCATCCCGGTTTCAATCCCGGCGTCCATGCCAACAGCAGGATTCGGCGGAAAGTTCGGGCTGGTGTTGCTTGGCATGTCCATCGCCTCTGCGCCGGGCGCTTCCGAAGGGATTGCCGGCGCCGCGTTGGCGTCCGTGAATCCCGCGCTCAACAGCATGGCGTCTGCCATCGGAGCGATAGACGGCTGCATGGCGATCTGGTTCGCCGCGCTGGTGGCGCTGAACATGCCTTCGACGCTCTTGTTCACCGCCGTTGTCTCGGCGAGGCGCGTCTGAGCCTTGAGAAGGCCGGCTTTTGCCTCGTCTACGGGGTTGCTGGTCTGCTGCATCTGCGCCAACCTCTCGGGGTCGTACTGCACACGCCTTGGGTCGTACCGCTGCCCCTTGAGCAGTTCCGTTGCCAGCTTGGCCGGGTCCAGCCCGTATGCTGGATTGACCGATGCCGCGAGCAGGTTCTGCAGGAACTGTTGCTGCGCGTCCCGCTCGACCAGCGCCGACGAGGCGCGCACATCGATCTGGAAATCGCCCTTGATGTCCTCGCGGTCGCTGTGCTGCATCATCCAGTCGTAGTAGCGCGTGACGTGCGGCTCACTCACGTAGTCATCGAAACGCTTGGCCAGCCTGCGCAGCACCCCGCTTGCGTTGTTGTTCTGCAGTTGCATGCCGCCCAGGGTGTCCGGCGCATCGCCGCGAACTCCCTGGAGCATGGCGGGCATTCCGGTAGTGTCCTCTGCGGTGCGCATGGCCCACTCGATGATAGACATCATCTCTGCCTGCACGCTCGGCGGGACGAACGCATGAAACGCGCCCCTTACATCCATCACATCAGCGTCCGCGCGCCACAATTTGCGCCCGGTGATGTTGAAATTTCCGTCTGCCGGAGTGACACCGTTGCCGATGACAATCTGCGGCCCTGCAGACAGTCCGCAGTTGTCCATCATCGCCCGGACGCTGCCGTTCAAAATGCGCTGGATTGTGCGAATGCGCCGAGATACGCCGGTTCCCCACGGCATGCCCGGCCTGCGCTGCCACGCCAGCACATCGTAGGGGAATCGCCCGCTGTCCAATACGTTCAGCGAGCATTTGATAAGCCTGTCGTTCAGAATTACCGCCATAGCCGACGCGATGGGCGTCTCGTCCTCGACATCTACGCCTACACTGCCCAGGTCGTCAGCATCGGCCGATCCGTGGAAAATCCACATCTCGAATTGTTCGTCGCTGCGCACCATAGGCGAACCGTCTGCCGCCTGACGCGCCTCGCTGGTGGTCGATGGACCCTCTTTGAGCGCAGCCATGATCGCCGTCTTGTCGTAGCCCGGCATGCCCACCATGTCCGACACCTGCCTGGCGCTCAGGTACTCGCGCTCCCAGGTTCCGCTTCCGTTGTGAATCGACTCGCCGCATGCGCCATCTGGCCAGAAGTTCCAGCAGTCGATACGTTTCGTTCCCGGCTTGATTTCTACCACTTCGACAAAAGCCTTGGCGCCCGTCACCGGGTCTGTTCTGACGACGCGCGATGTACGCTTGATCGGGTACGGGCCTTTGAGCACGCCCGATCCGACGCGCGCCGAGTCCTCGATGACCGCCCGGCACTCGCCGTGCCAGTTGCTCTCAACGAGGCAATCATCAATCTCGGACTGCATCGCCTCGGCGGCGAGCTTGGCCTGCTCGATGGCCTGCTCGATGCCCTCCTGACCGCCCATCTGCTCAATCTCAGCGGGAGACAGGCGCGGAATCGGTGTTGGCTTGAGCGCCCATGCCCGATCGTCGGTCGGCAGGAGCATGTCGGCAACGCGGGCTGACGCCGCATCGACGTATGGCGCCGTGATGTTCAGGAACACCCTGGAGCGCACCGCCTCTTGCGTGCGTGCGCGCTCGTTCGTCGCCCACCGCTTGGTGCTGTTGGACGAGGTGGCAGCAAACGCGCGGTTGGCGTCGTCGATTCCCTGATAGTGCTCCTCGTCCTCTTCCCATTCCGTTTCGATGCCCGACGCGGTGCGCGCCGAGATGGCTTCCTTGCGTTTTGCGAGCAGCGAGGACAAGAATGTCGAGCGTTCCGGCTCTTGCAGATCTTGGTCTTGTGGCGACATCAGTACCCTACCTCTGCATCGAGCGCGGACCAAACATCAATCGCCGCCGGCTGCCGTTCGTCCTCGTTCGTCATCTTGTCCGCATTGATCGACACATACCGCCAGGCGTCGGCGCCGTGGCTGTACTCGTCATGCACAGGCGCTCCTGGTTCGCCGGTTTGCGCATTCACGACCCGGCGATACCGCTTCAGGCACTCGACCAGTCTCCCGGCTTTGGCCTTGTCGAACGCCGCCTGACGAAGCGCCAGCCTACCGGCCTTGATTCCTGCCTCGATTGGCAGGTTCGGGGTGATCTTCACGCGACGGCCAAAGCTCTTGAGAATTTCCGCCGCGCTCTTGCCGGTTTTGAAATCCTTTGAGTTTCCGTCGTGCGGAAGCCAGTCAAAGCCCCAGTTGTACCGGAGTTGCGCCAGTTCTGCGGCGTACCAGTCCAGCGTTTTGTGCGAGTCCTCGATGTAGTCGATGATGCGAATCTCGCTGCGCAGGCGCTGGCACATGACGATGCTCATGCTGTCGTTCCAGCCCAAATCCCATACCGCATGCACTTTCAGCCGTGGATCGTAGGCCACAGAGCACACGCGGCCATCCAGCATAGCCGCAGCGATCTCTTCGGCGTAGATCGCTCCCTTGAGAGCTGGCCGGCACCTGCCTTCCCAGATCGTCTGGTAGTCCTCTTTGTTGACCAGCAGGCAGTGCTTTCGCTCGTCTTCGAGGACCGGAGGAAACCATGGGTTATCGCGCCAGTTCATCTGCACCACGACCGTTCCAGGAGGTGGTGACAGGACAAACCGCATGTACGTGTCGTCGGTGTCCAACTCCGGGTTGAGCGTCACCCAAATCTCGCTGCGGTCCTTCCGAATCGTCGGTATCAGTATGTCCCACGACCGCTTGCTGACCGATTGGGCCTCCTCGATCCACACCTTGTCGATGCCCTCGTAGGATTTGATGGACTCGACCGTCAGCCCGGACAGGCCGGCGAAAATGAACTCGCTTCCGTTGATGCCGCGTATCTCGGTTTCCAGAACCTGGAAGTGCGCGCCCAGGCCGAGCGCCTGAATCTGATCGCCGAGCAGCTTGTGCACCGAATCCTTGATCGACTTCTGAACTTCCCGAGTGCAGAGGATGCGCTGTGGGCTGCGTGCGGCCTCGATCAACAGCGCGCGAGCAAAACCCCATGACTTTGCGCTTCCCCGCCCGCCGTGCGCCACCTTGTAGCGGTGCGGCTCGAACAGGAATCCGAGCTTCGCCGGATGGTCAATCGCTGCCACGGGCCTGCACCAAATTGACCGTCAGGTTTTGCAGCAAAGGAGAGCCATCCTTGTTAATCAACGCCAGTTTGTCGTTCCACATCTGCAGATGGCGCCCTTGCAGTTCGCAAGCCTTGAGCGCCGCAGTGTGGTTGATCATCGCTTTGTTGCCCTCTTTGTCGAACGCCTCGCGCATCGCATCGCGCTTGATTAGCTCGATGTCGGTCAGCACGAGGTCTTGCGTGATTTCGGTGCGCTGGCTGCGAGCAGTCATCCGATCGTCAATCGCCTGTTGAATTTCAGGTTTTTGCAGGTTCTCGTGACCGTAACTGCCGGCCGTCTTTGCGCTGTACCCCGCCCGAATAGCCGCCTGCGTCGCGTTCAGGTCGATCAGGTACTCATCGACAAACGCGGCCTGCTTTGGGGTCATTGGCAATCCTCAGAACGCAAAAAAGCCGCCCAACGTCGGCGGCTCTGTGTTGTGGCGTAGTAACCACATGTTGCAATAATGATACAGATTTTTCCCGCTGCGTCAAGCGAAAACTTCTTGACTCCTGACTGTTGTGTGATACATTACAGACATCGAAGGCAAACACACAGGAGAACGAGATGAAAACGCCAGCATACGTCTTAAAGCAAGGCTCCGACTACGCGGCGGGCTGGGAAACCGGCCGCAACAAAGGCCGCGAACGCCTTTGCGGAAAGCGCCTTGTGGACCGACTCCCGCCTGAGCACATCCGCCTGACGACACGCGCCGACGAATGGTATCGCGGGTACAAAGCAGGCTTACTGGACCGCAAGCAGGCAGCGTTGTCGATGGTCTGCTACTACGACAAAAACGGCGAGTACGTCGCCGAGAACAAAACCGGCACGCGTAG